TCAGTCGGGTTCGATCAGACCGTGCGCGCGCAACGCAACGAGCACCGCAGAAACTGCGGCTCTCGCTTCCGCATCAACCACTATCCCGCCAACTGGTTCCGCGATTCCCGTTTCCCGCGGGCCAACAATCTGCTCGCCGCTGACAAACACGCGGCCATGCGTTTCTCCGGCACGCCAGCTGCCGTCGATAAAGAGGGCGAATCCGATGGCTTCGCCGAGCCAGAGCCGCATGCCCTCGCGCGGCGCCACGAACCGCCAGCCGCCCTCGGTCCAGCCGGCAATCGCGCGCGCGTGGCCCAACCATGCGTCCGTGGGAGCGTCGCCGACGATCCAGCATTGCCCCGCCAGGGGCGCCGCCGGGGGGGCATCCGTGCCGATCGCTTCCGCCGCGGCCTGGGTCATCAGGTCGAGCACCGTGATTGCTTCGTTGTGGTGCATTTCCTTCTGCGCCTGCCCGGCGACGAGCAGCGGCAGGGCGAGTCGGTCGGTCGTGTCAGTCATGCGTCTTCTCCCGCAAGCGGCAAAGTAAGGGTCGCGGCAGGGGAGGGCCCGGCCGCGCCGATCTGGCGCAGTTCGATCATGAGGGGTTCGGCGCAGACGGCCGCGCTCAGTGTCGCTTCCGCCGCGCGCAGATCGACGCTCCAGCCTGAGCCCGCTTCCGGGATCACCGACAGGCGATAGCATTCGCCATCGGGTTCGGCCGCGACATCGGTGCCGTCTCGCCAGGCCCAGTCGGTGCGGCTCCGGCGGACCCAGCGCAACTGCACGCCGTCGTCCGGAAGCGGACGCGCGGTGAGATGCACCGGTGCGAGCGGCAGCAGCGAGATGCCGTCGATCCGCGCTTCGGCTGCTGCCGCCGCACTGGCGTCGCCCGCCCCCTCCGCCAGCACCCGCGCCGTGCTACCCAGCGCCGAGGCCGGGAGGTCGACAAGCGCGAGCGTGTCCGCATCGAGAAGTACGAAGCGATCGCCCGGCGCCTGGCTGGCGATGGCGCGCTCGGTACCGCGTCGTCCGCGCCACAGTCCGGTGAGCCGCCAGCGGCGGCCGCCCAGTGATTGTGCGGTCGCGAACTGGATCAGCTCGTCCCCCAGCATCGTCAGGTTCGCGCCGCTATCGAGTGCGGCGGTGTCGGCATCGTCCAGCTGCATCGCCGCATGCGCCAGCTCGACCTCCACATCGTTGCGGCGGTCCTCGATCGTGGCGGGCGCCGGCCCGGGCGCACGCACCACCGTGCCGAGTACCGCGACGCCCCTTGTGCCGCCGATCGCCCGCCATGCCGCGCCATCGTCGGTAGTGAGCAGCAGCGCCGCGCCGCGCCATCCCCCCGCGCTTCCCGCCGCCGCCACGGCGAGGCGCGGCACGCGCGATGCGGCGTCATCAATCGGCGGCAGCTCGAAGGCGTGGACCAGGGTCTGGCCGATCATCGTATCGGCGGCAGCGAGCACGCGGCCACTATTTGCAGGGATCGCCGCCATCTCGGGCGCCAGCGCCACGCAATCGAGCGTCACCGTCATCGCCTCGAGCTTCCAGCCGTCGACGCGCCACAGCCCCGGCGCGCCCGCGATCCGCACCCGCGCGCCGGGCTGCACCGCCAGCGCGTCCCAGCCCAGGCTGACGCTGCGCCGCGTCCGCTCGGTATCAGCGCGCAGCAACGCCGCCTCGGCGAGCGTCCGCGCGGTGCCCGCGTCGATCGCGGCGGGCAGCTCGATCCGCGTCTCGCGCAGTCCGGTGCCGGCGCGCCCGGCGCGCTGCACGCCGATCTGATAGTCGCGCGCCGGGTCATAATGGCTAAGCGTCAGCGTGCCCGGCACACTCGTCGCGGCGGCGATCGCGCGATTGCCGCGCCCGCCGCCGCCCATGCCGGGGTCGTCGACCGTCAGGGCATCGCCCGTCCCGCAGCGCAGCGCCGGCCCCTCGCCGAACCATCCGCCCGCAGTCTCCGCCAGCGCCTCGGCGACCGCCGCCAGGCTCGTTCCCTGCGCGGCAAAGCCCGCCAGCGCCACGGTGGGATCGCTTGCCGCCACCGCACCCAGCGCCACTGCGATGTCGCCGGCGGCGATCGGTGCGGCATCGGCCTCGACTTCGAAGGACAGAGACGGGATCCGGTTCCCCCATGGTCCCAGCTCGAGATCCTCGAACACTGCATAGGCGATGCCGCGATGCGCCGGCGCCTGGCCCGCGCCTTCGGCCGCCACGATCAGCGGGTCGGCGGCCTGATCCTCGCCGCCCAGGTGCAGCCGGAAGCCGGTGCGCGCCTTGAAGTCGCCCGCGGCGCCGCGCAGCAACTGCCCGTCCGCCCAGATCCGCCCCACGCCCAGGATCGGCCGCGCCGAAAGCGCCACCGCCAGGCTGGCGGTATAGCTGTAGGTCGTCGTGCTTGCCTGTCCCTTGCCGCCCGATTCGCGGTTGCGATGCTCGATCAGGTCGGTTGCCCAGATCACCGATCCCGCCACGCGCATCGTGCCGAACAGCTTGGGAAGCTGGGTGCCATAGGAAGACGTCTGCAGCTTGAGATCGCTCAGCCGCGGCCCCTCGCGTCCCTTGGGCTTGAAAATCGCGTGATCGATGGCGTTCCCGGCGATCGCGCCGATAGCCGCGCCCAGCGGGCCGCCGATCAGCCCGCCCGCCACGGTGAGCACCATGGTCGCCATGTTTCAGTCCTCCGATTGTCGCCAGCGGCCGAGTACCGGCCAGGGCAGGGGGTCGGGCCGCTCGACCACCCGGCGCAGCATCGCGTCGGCATGAATCAGCCCGGTCCCGCTATCGATGCCGAGATGGAGCTGACCGGCGCCGCTTGCGAACAGCACCAGGTCGCCCGGCGCCCGTCCCTGCGCTGCCACCAGCCCCGCCGCCGCAACTATTGCGCGCACTCGCGCGACATCGCCGCTCCGCATCGCATAGCTGCCCGGCACCGCTGCGCCGAAGGCCCACCCCGCCAGCCCGACACAGTCGAGCCCGGCCTCGGGAGTCCGCCCCCGTGGCCGGAAGCGTACCCCAATCATTGCGCGCGCCCGCGCGAGGGCGGCGCTCATCCGCCCGGATAGCGCGTCAGCAGGTCGACGCCGGGCAGGTAAGGCTCGCCGCGAAAGTTGAGCGCATTGCCAAAGCGCCCGGCGCAACTCGCCAGCGTCTTGTCGCACCCCTCGACCAGCAGCACGCGCCCGGGCGCATCGAAGCGCGGCGGCCGGCGCAGCGTCACGCTCGCCCCGTCGGAGCGCAGGATCGCATCTTCCAGTCCAGAATTTGCGCCGGAGATCCAGCGGAGCCGTCCCTGCGCGTAGCCATTGGCCACCGGTTCGTCGGCATCCAGCGTCAGCAGATTGTCCTCGATGCCGGTCACGACTGCGAAGTGGCGTCGCCCCGCCATCGCGACCCGGCAGCGCGCATCGCCCAGGTCGGCGCGGCATTCGGGCGACGTCTCCTCCGCCACCGGCCGCTCGAGCGCCGCCATGGCGCCACGCAGCTCGGCAGTCAGCGTGCTCCCGCGCGTCTCGATCGCGCCAATCGTCCCTTCGCCCAGCGCGATCTGGTTCGCCGGATCGGTCCAGTCACAGGCCAAGATCGCCACGCGCGCGCCGTCCCAGCGCCCGGCGAGCAGATCCGCCTCGCTGATCGCGTCGCTGGTCAGCGCGCCGGTCACGTCCATGCTCGCCGGATCGAGCCCGGCGCCGCGCATGATCGCGCTCGGCACCATGCCGGGGGCAGCCCGATGGACCAGCCCGTCCCAGGCGATGTCGCGGTCATGCGCAGTCAGCCCGATCGTCACGCCGTCGCGCCGCTCAATCCGCCAGCACAGCGCCAGCGTGGTGAGTTCCTGATCCAGCCAGCTCATTCGCGGATCTCGACAAGCGGCACCGAGGCGATGGCCCCGGCGAGGAAGGTCGCACGGCTCACGCTCAGCCGATCCTCGGCAAAGCGCACCGGCACGTCATAATAGAAATGCGCGGTCACCACCGATTCCTCGGCGGGCGGCAGGCCGAGCGTCACCACGCCGCCGTCGCCCAGTTCGAAATCCTCGGTCTCGGCGCCGTCGATCATCACCTGCAGCGTCGAGGCGATCGGCCGGGTGATCCGCCGCACCACATTCCCATAGCGCTTCACCAACTGGAAGCTCGCCCTGGTGCCGTCGCCCACGCCGATCAGCTCGTCCCAGCCTTCCCAGTCGAACGGGTCGCGCAGCCGGAAGCCGCGCGCCGGGCCCATCCGCGCGCGGAAAAAGGCGAGCAGCTCGGCAATATCCTCCTCCGAACGCAGCCCCGGCCCGATGTCGTAAGAAGTGCGTGCCTCCGCCCATTCGGCGTTGCGCTTCTCCTGCCCGCCCGCGCTGGTCACGATCGAAGTCGAGACCTGCGGCACCACTTCCGCCTCGCGCCCCAGCGCGATCGGGAACAGCACGTCGTCGAACGCGTCCATCTCTTCCTCCTGATCGAAATGCACGAAACCGTCGCGCAGCACCTGCGGCAGCGCCCAGACGAAGGTCCGCGCCACGCCGCGCGCTCGCGCATGCCTGGCCGCCGCCGCGACATTCGCCCATTGCCAGCGGTCCTCGGGCCTGAGCACGAAGCCGGCGAGATAATGCTGTTGTGCCGCTGGGTAGCCGAGCCGCGCCTCGATCGCCGCGATCCCGCGCGCGCTCGCCGCCTGGTTGCCGGTGGCCGCCCAGTCATAATCCTCGAGCTGGAGCAGATCGAAGGCCGGTGCCGCCCAGCCGAGCGGTACATTCGCTGCCGGCGAAACCAGCGCGGTCGGCGCATAGATGAGCAGCAGCACTTCCGCCTCGGCATCCACTGTGCGCACCGCATCGCGCAGCGCCAGCGTCGATGCCGCGAGCAGTGCCCCAGCGGCCACGGCGACGTCGCTCGCTCCGGCCAGCGCTGCCGCCGCCGCGGCGTCGTGGATGCACAGTCTCCCGTCGGGCAGCGTCCACCACCAGGGCTCGCCGATCTGGAAGCGCACCGCCAGCCCGGCGTCCTGCGCGATCCCGGCAAATTCGCGCGCCACTGCCCGCAAATAGCCCATCGCCCCGTCATGCGCGGGTGAGAGCAGCGCGGAAGGCGGGTCCCAGCCGGTCAGCGCCGGCGATCCATCCGCCGCGCGCTGCTTCCAATCGCCCCAGCAATGCTGGTCGAGCAGCTCATAGGAAAGCGACAGGATCAGCGCATATCCCAGCGCCATTGCCCGGTTGGCGAAGTCGATATGCCATGCCCGGCACGCCACGTTCAGCGCCGTCGTGCCCAGGCTGACATAATGGCCGCCCGAACCGGCCTCGAGCCGGAAATAATGGCTCATCCCGACATAATGGAGGATCGGCCCGCGCCAGCCGAGCTGGAGCATGTTGCGCAGCAGCCGCTCGGGGCTCAGGTGATAATTGTCGTCATAGCCATTGGCGATGCTCAGCCCATGTTCGGGCACGATGACGTCGCCGATCGCCAGCACCGATCCCGGACCCTCGCAGGCGATCTGGCTGAGCTCGATCCAACCCTCCGCCGGTGCGTCCAGATCGGCATCCGCCGCGGTATAGCCCGGCGCGACCAGCGAGATGAACATCCGGTCGACATCGCCCGCCCACACCGGATCGGCTTCGCCTGGCAGCAGGAAGCCGCCCTGCACGGTCGCGAAGTCGATCGAGACGACCGCGTCCTCCGCGCTCCCCTCGGCATAGTTCCACAGCCGCACATACCAGGCGCGTGGCGTGCCGCCCGCATCGCGCCCTTCGATCGTCAGCACCGGGCCGTTGATCGCATCGAGCGGCCGCACCCCCGAGGAGCGCCAGCGAAACCGCAGCCGGCAGTCGCGGAAATCCCGGTCGGTTGCGTAGCGCAGCAGCGGATGATCGTGCCGGTCCTCGGCCTCCCAGATCAGTCCGGCCAGATCGTCCTGGCGATAAAAGACCGCATCCACCCGCAGCGCATCTGGGCTGGTGCTCGTCACCGCTGCCATCATCGGCCGCGGAAAATTGACCGTCCAGTACGCGGGATCGAAGCGCGAGAGCACGCCTTCGGCCTGCCCGCGGCGCGCATCGGCGAGCCACCAACCCATGTTTTCTTCCTTCGAAGTTGACGAAGGCCGTCCCCCCATTTCCGTGGGGGGACGGCCGGGAAGCGCCGTTACGGGCGGCGCTTCCACACATCGATGTTGAGCGTGCCCGAGGTGATATTCTTCGCCGCGCCCGAATTGTTGAGGATGATGAGCGTCACCTGGTCGTTGGCGTTGACGTAGCCGTAGTAGGTGCAGCCATCCGCGTTCGATACCGCATGGGTCACTGTCACCACGTCTCCCATTTCTGCGCCGGCGACCGCGAAGCCTGTCGAATAGGAGCTGCCATCAGGGATGGACGGGGGATCGAAGCTGTCGGCGAAGCGGATCCGGTCGTCGATCGCGCAGGGCACGCCGTTCAGGTCGACGTCGGTCAGGGTGCCCGGGCTGAACTTGTTTCCGGTGACCTTGAGGAGAACCGGGGCAGGGCTGGTCGGATCGAGACGGAACGCAGCACGCGAGCTATCGCCGAGCGAGCGGTTCCCGCTCACCAGGATATCCGAAGTCGCAATCGCATCATCGCCCCGGCTTGCGGCCAAGTTGATATTGGGGTGGGTGCCCGGCGAGGCCAGCGAACTCTCGTTGATCTGATTGTTCGCAATCACCCCGCCTGTCAGTGCCACCACATCGATGCCGACATAGTCCGAATCGCGGATCTGGTTGCCGATCACGCAGTTATTTTTGCAGTTCGGGTTGTCGGTGCCGTCGATCTTGATCCCGCAGCCGCCACTGCTCTGGATCACATTGTTGGCGATCAAATTGTCGGCGCTGTTGCCGAAGATCGAGATCGCCGAGAAGTTGACGAAATTATAGGGCTCCGGGGCAGATTCAGGAGTCACGATCGTAACGGCGTACAGCACCGTGTTGCCCTCAATCACATTGCCGATGCTTGCGGGCTGGTTCGCATGCGTGTTGATCGTCAGCCCCTCGAGCTGGAAGCCGGTGCAGAAATTATTGGTGACACGCGCATAGGAAACCCCGGCCGAGAGATAGACGAAGTGCCGCCCGCGATCGACCGCAGCCAGGCCAACACAGCCATCGACCAGCAGGCTGGTCACCGCGCCGGCCAGCACGCCATAGCCATAGCCCGATTCGGTGCCCCATAGCCGCTCGAAGAAGCAGTTGCGCACCTGGCCGAAATCGGCGCCGGTCTCGAATTTGAGACCGTTGATGAAGCCGATATCGGGGTCGTTCGAACTGAATTCGACTTCCACCACATGCAAATGCGGCGCGGGATAGGTCTCACTGGTGAAAATCGCGAACACGCTGTCGTTCGGCGCCTCGGCCGTGCCTTCCAGGCGCAGCTTGGCGATGCGGACATAGCTGGCACGCACGTCGATCGCGTTGGCAGTCGGATCGGTATTGCGCAGCACCGATCCATGGCCTTCGCCTAGCATGCCGGTGCCGGCGAGCGTCACGACCAGCTGGTCATGATGATAGACGCCGTGCGGGAAGAAGATCTGCTCGCCCGTGTCGAGCGCGGTCTGGATATAGGAAGTGAGATCCGTCGTGTCCGTTCCGGCATGAATGCCGGCGTGCAGGCCGGACGGAATGAAATCCAATACTGAAGCCATTTGATACTCCCAGGGTCGCGAATATTTCGGGCAGCAGGCCGCGCGACCGTTTCCAGCCTGCCGGTATCCAAAAGAGGAAAGGGATGTGCCGCCTGGGCTAGTCCGTCGCTGTCAGCGCCGCCTTCACTGCCCGCGCTACCTGGCGGCTCGACTGGGCGAGCGCCTGGGGTGCAGTGTCTGCGCGCGCATTGACGGTGATCGCCACGCGCACTTCGCGCAGCCCCGCGCCCGGCGTAGCGGCGACGCTTCCCGCGCTGGTCGGCACGAACAGCTCAGGCCCGCGCTCACCCACCATATACGGCCGCCCCGGGCTCACCGGCCCGCCGGTCGCGCGGCCCGGTGCGCCGAACAGGCTGCTCAGCAGGCCGGTCAGCGTGTCGCCCACGCCCTTGCCGCCGGTCACCGAGGCGATGCCTTCGCGCAGCGCTGATCGCGCGATCTCGTCCATCACGCTCAGCACAGTGCGCTTGAGGTCCTCGAACCCGAACTTGCCGGTGCGCACCGAGCGCAGCAGCGCGTTCTCGATTGCCCGGCCGGCACGGTTGGCGCCGGCTTCCAGCGGGCCCTCCAGGCCGGCGCGCATCTCCTCCACGTCGCGGGCAAAGGCACGCGTATCGGTGCGCACCTCGACCAGCAGCCGCTCGATCACTTCCTCATCCATCGGGAAATTGCTCCTTCAGCCTTGCGAGCGCGCCCGCATCGGGCGGCAGCGCCGCCTCGCCGCGGATCGCATCGAGCAGCGCGCCCAGCTCGGCCGGAGTCGCCGCCCAGAAGTCGGCGGGCCGCCAGCCGAACATCGCCCCTGCCGCGCCGGCCAGCCGCCGGGCATTGTCCGCGAAGGTCATCGTCCGGCCAGGATCTGCCCGATCAGCACGCGAAGCGCCGGGGTGATCGCCTTCAATCCCGCGGCCACCAGCGCCTCGCCGAACGTCGCGCGGTCGATCGCCGGCGGATCCTTCAGACAATGCCAGAACAGGCCCACGATCTCGGCGATGCCCAGCGTGCCCGATGCCGCGCGCTCGACCAGCTCGAACAGTGGCCCCAGCTCGCCCTCGGCCGCCACCAGCGCCTGGAAGCTCGGGCGCAGGACATGCGTCACGCCGTCCAGCACCAGCGCCGCCTCGCCGCGTTCCGGATTTGCGGCGCTCATGCCGACACCACCGGGCCGGAGCTCTCCAGGCTCAGCGTGTAGCTGCGCTCGCCGTTGAAATCGCCGGCATAGTCGAGCCGGGTGACCAGGAACTTGGCGCTGACCGTCTCGCCGCTCTCGAAGCTCAGCCGATAGTCGTCGAGCACGCCGGAAAGCGCATTGGCCTTCAGCCGCACCTCCGCCGCCGATCCGGTGAACACGCCGGCGCCCGATACGCTCACCGATCGCACCCCCGCGCCCGACAGCAGCTCGCGCCATCCGCCGCTGTCCTTGCTGGTGATCGCCACCATCTCGCCGTTCACGCTCATCTGCGTGGTGCGCAGCCCGGCCACGGTCGCATAGACCACCGGCACCGCGCCGTTCCCCACCTTGAGCAGGAACGCGCTACCCTTCTCTGCCGCCATTGCTCTCTCCTCAAAGCGCGCTGCGGAGCATCCGCACGCGAAATTCGCTCACCGATTGCCAGCGCCCGTCCCCCTCGCGGCTGATCCGGGATCGCAGCAGCACCAGGCTGGCAACTTCCCAGCCTTCGCCGATCGCGCGCGGCATCGCCTCGATCTTCGCCTCGACCGCGCCCGCCAGCCCGCGCAGCCGCGCCGGCCGCTCGCCCGCGTCGAACAAGGTGACGGCGAACCGCCCCTCGCGCCCGGCCATGTCCTTGGTGCCCCAGTCGGAAAGCCAGGCCTCCTCGACCAGTGCATAGGGGCGCGCCGCACGCACCGGCGGCGCGTCGAACACGGCGGTCACCTCGAGCCCGGCCAGCGCCTCGACCAGCGCCGCCTGCAGCACTGCCTGCACGCTCATTTGAGCAGCCCTCCGATCCAGCGCAGCCGCGCGCGCAAATCACGCCCCTCGATCACCAACCCGTCGTCGCGCAGCTCGACCCGGGCATCCGGCACGGCCTCGCGCACGCGATCGGCGACGCGCGCGCTCGCCCGTTCCACCGCGCTCATGCCGCGAGCCGCACGCGGCGCCACGGCCGCCACAGCGCGCTCACCGCCGCCGGCGGCGCCAGACCATTCTCACGGTGGTCGAACAGATGCGCGACGAGCAGCACGACGCCCGTCGCGATGGGCGGCGGCAGGTCGCCCCAACCCGCCGCCGTCCCCGCACGGTAGCCGACGGTCACCCGCCCGCTCGCGCGCACCCAGCCCAGCCCCTGGGTGTCGATGTCGATCGCCACGTCGATCCCGGCATCGATCTCGGTAACCGGCGCCATCGTCAGCGCCTTCCAGTGGCGCTTCGATTCCACATCCTCGCTGAAGTCCCGCGCGATCAGCGCCGTCCCGGTAAACGCCTCGGCCAGCGCCAGCGCGCTCGCCGCCAGCCCTTCGATCAGCGCATCCTCGCTCGCCCCGGCGATCCGCAGATGCGCCTTGGCAGCCTCGCGCGCGGCCTCGATCACCGCGCTTGGAAAAGGCGGAGAATCCATATCGTCTCCTGTCGCAAAGAGAGAGGGGGCGCCGCCCTCCCCGAACGGCGCCCGCGAAGGTGATCAGGCCGAGAATTTCAGCAGCTTGATCGCCTCCGAATTGCTCACCATCCCGCCGACGCGCTTGGTCGCGTAGAAATGGACGAACGGCTTGTTGCTGTACGGATCGCGCAGGATCTGCGTCTCGCCGCGCTCGGCGATCAGGTACCCCGCCTGGAAATTGCCGAACGCGATCGACAGGCTGTTCGCCGCGATGTCGGGCATGTCCTCGGCCTCGACCACCGGGTACCCCAGCAGGGTCGCCGGCTGCCCCGCCGCCAGCGAGGGCTGCCACAGCAGCGCGCCGTCGCTCGTCTTGAACTTGCGCACCCGCGCCAGCGTCGCCGAGTTCATCACCCAGCTCGCGCCCTGGCGGTACGGCGCGCGCAGCGCCTGGACGATGTCGATCAGCTTCTCCTCGGGATTGGCCGCAAAGGCCCCCGCCGCGCCGCTCACGATATACTGCAGCGTGCCGAACGCCCGCACGCCGTCACCGGTCGCCGCATTGGGCGCCGACAGGAAGCCCTTGGGCTTGTTCATCCCATTGCCACCGACGAACGCCGCGCCCTCGGCCGCCGCGAACTCGCGCGCGATCTCGTCGCTCAGCCAGGTCTCGACGTCGAAGCCAGCATCGTCGAGCATCGCCTGGCTCGCCGCCGGATTGGCGTAGAGGTCGCCCATCGGCGGCGCGACTTCGTTGAACACCGGCGTATCGGTCTCGTCGCGCGCTGCGGTCTCCGCCGCCCAGCCGCTCTCGAAGCCGCCGCTCGCCACCAGCTTGCGATAGCCGCTCGACCCCACCGTCACCACATTGGCGATGCTGCGGATCGGCGACACCGCCTTCAGCGTCGCGTCGATCCGCGCATCGAGCTCGTCGGGCACGGCATAGCCGCCCGCCGCATCGCTCGCGCCGCTCATCGCCTTGGCCTCGAGCCCGCCGCCCGAGCGCAGGAAATTCTCGAACGCCGCGCCGGCGATCGGCCGCGCACCCGCGAGCATCGGCCGCTCCGGCGGCAATCCGCTGCGTTCCATCGCCTCGAAGCTCGCCTCGAGCGCATCCGCCTTCACTTCGATCATTCCCGTCTCCCGTCCACGCCAAAAAGCCCGGACAGGAGCCTCCCGCCGGGGTTCAAAAAATCCGTCTCTCGAAAAGCGCTCAGTCCAGCGCGTGCACCCGCGCCAGCGGCTGCATCGGGCTCGCCACCAGGCTCACTTCGACCAGGTCGAGCGCCGTGATCTCGCGCACGTTGCCGCGCCGCGCTTCCTTCACCCGGTAGCCGAAGGAGAGCCCCGTCACCGCCCCGGCGCGCAGCCGCTCGGCCAGCCCCGGCGCTTCGACCCGCCCGATCACGCGCAGCCCGCGCGCATCCTCGCCGATCGCTTCGATCTCGCCCACCGGCACGCCCTGATGCTGCCAGAGCAGCGGCACCCGCCGCGCGCCGGCAAAAGCGCCCTTGCGCACCACGTCGCCGCCGCGATCGACCGCGTCGAACACCGCGGCATAGCCCGCGAAGCGCACCGCGCCTCCTGGGGCGCCCCGATCCGTCACTTCAGCCACCCCGGAAAGCCAAGCTTCACTGCCAGCCCCACCAGCACCAAGGCCGCCGTCATCCGGCCCGCCCATTGGAACGCCGCCTTGAGCGCCGACCGCTTCGCATCGCGCCACGCGCTCAGCAGCTCGCGGAGCTCCGACATGTCCTTGGCGGCGCCGCTGTCCTCAAGGCCCAGCCGCGACAGCGCCCGCTGCGCGCCCATCGCGCCGGCTTCCTCCGCGATCGCGCGGAGCGTCACCAGCCCGGCGCCTTCCGCCTCGGCCTGCGCGATAAGCTGCGCCAGCATGTCACCGTTACTCATTGCACACCTACCATTTCACGCTTCTCGTCATCGCTGAGGAACACCGCGGCGTTGACCTGCGCCCAGAGCCGCTCGCGGTCCTCCGCCAGCGCGGTCACCCGGTCGAGATCCACCGCCAGGCTCGCGTCGGGGAACCAGCCCGCCAGCCCCTCGGCCAGCGCGCTCAATATCTTGTCGGCGAGCGGCAGGATCGCGAGCCGCCACAGCGCGCGATTGGCCTCGCGGTAATTGGCGTACGCCGCATCCCCCGGCAGCCCGAGCAGCATCGCCGGCACGCCGAACGCCAGCGCGATTTCGCGCGCCGCCGCTGCCTTCAGTCCGACGAAGTCCATGTCCGCCGGGGTCAGGCTCATCGCCTGCCATTTGAGCCCGCCTTCGAGCAGCATCGGCCGCCCGGCATTGGCGGCGCCGGCGAACCCGGCCTCCATTTCGCTTTTCAGCCGGGCAAACTGCTCGGCGCCGAGCACGCTGCCGTCGCCCGGATCATGGACCAGCGCGCCCGAGGGCCGCGCTGCATTGTCGAGCAGCGCCTTGTTCCAGCGCGCCGCGGCATTGTGGATCGCCACTGCGCCCGAGGCCGCGCCCAGGCAGCCCAGCCCATAATGATCGTCGATCGGCGAGAAGGCGCGGATATGCACCAAGGCCGGCCGCCCGGCCGCGTCCTCCGCGCTCAGCCGCGCGACATTCTCGCCGACCTTGTAGCGATAGGCGACCGGCCAGCCCCGCGCATCGGGCTCCACGCTCACCCGTTCAGGGCGCAGCGCATAAAGCTCGCGCACTGCGCTGTCGTCGCCGGTCAGGACCTGCACATAGCCATTGCCGTGCAGCAGGATATGCGCCGCCAGCGTCTCGATCAGCGGCTGCCCGCCCGATCGCGCCGTCACCAGCGCGAGCAGCGCCGGATCGCTCGCCTTGAGCACCGCGCTGCCCGCACCTTCGGCAACCAGCTTCACTGCGCGCTGCGCCACCGGATTGTGGCAATAGGCCTCGCGCAGCTGCGCCTCGTAACTGCGCGGCCATTCGCCGACGCCGCCGACAAAGCTTCCCGCCCGCGACAAAGCCGGCCGCGCGCCTTCGCGCGCGGACTTCCGTCCGAACCATTTCATGCCTGTCTCCTGAATTGCCGGACGATTTCCAAGCTGTTCCCCGGCGAAGGCCGGGGCCCAGTTGCAATGTCATTCGAGAGGTGCGGACACCTCACCAGCTACGTCGATGCTGGGCCCCGGCCTTCGTCGGGGAACATGGGGCGCTATGCGCAAGGGTTCTTCGTCGCCAGTTCCGCTGCCGTCAGCCGCGCATCCCCGTCGCAATCGCGCGTCCAGTAACCTGCGGCCAGCCCGGCGCGAAGCAGGTCGAGCTCGCTGCCCTTGCCCGGCACCGTCGCGGCGAGCATCGCCGTCACTTCCCCGGCGTCCAGCGCCCCATCACGATCCACATCGAAGCGCGCCACCAGCGCCGCGCTCCCCGCGCCGACCAATGCCGCTCCGCCGATCGCGCAGCCGCACAGCATCAGCATCCCGGCAAGCGCAATCGCCTGCCGGGACCAGTTCGGTTCCGTCATGTCGGTTCTCCAATGATGTCCAAATTTCCGTCATCCCTGCGAAGGCGGGGATCCAGGGTCGCAAAGGGCGTGGTTCTGTCGCTCTGGATCCCCGCCTTCGCGGGGATGACGATAAGAGGCCAGGGGCCTTCCTAAAGCCCCCGCACCGCCGCCTTCGCGCGCCGCCCGAGCATCAGCTCGGTCAGCGCCCAGACCAGTGCATCGGCGCGGTCCGGCGATCGGCCCGGCCCTTCATAGCCGCCGCCGAGCACCAGGCCGCACAGCTCGTCCTCCAGCGCCGGAAACACGCCCCAATGCCGCACCTTGCCCGTTTCGTAGAGCAGGCTCACCGGCTCGGCCCGCGCGGTCTTGCCCTGGCTCGCATGCACCAATGTCACCGGCAGCCCGCTGTCCGCGCCGAGCAGCACGCTCTTCACCATCGCGCCGCCCTGGTTCTTCTCCGCCACCACCCGATCCGCGCCGTGCCGCGCCGCACAGGCAGCCACCGCGCGCGCCCAGCCCTCGGGCGTTGCGCCCTGCACGCTGGCATCCTCGAGCACCCAGCCTCTGCCGTCGCGGCCGACCCCCGCCGCCACGATCCCGCAGGCATCGCCGCCCACGCCCGCCGGCGGATCGACGCCGACCACAATACGCGTCAGCGCGGGCACCGCCTCCGCCCGGCATGCTTCCAGCAATTCGCGTTTCCACAGCGCGCCCTCGACCTCGTCGATCATCTCGCCGTCCAGCTCCTGCCGGCCCAGCCGCGTGCCGCCATAGTCCGCCGTCATCGCCTCGATGAAGCTCATCGGCAACCACGGGTTGGCCGCGGTCCGCCCACAGGTTTCGTGCACGCCCGGCAGCGTCATAACCTTGCGCATCAGTTTCACCGGGCGCGGCGTCGTCGTCACCACGATCCGCGGCGCCTCGCCCAGCCGCATGCCCAGCATCATATTGTCCCAGGCCGCCTCGCCGCGCTGGCCCCATTTCGCCAGTTCGTCGCACCAGGCGAAATGATGCTCGGGCCCGCGCAGCCCCTCGGGCGCGCCGGCTGAATAGACATGCGCTTGCGCCCCGCTCGGAAAGATCAGTTCGCCGGTGCTGCGATGCCACACCAGTTTCTCGTCCTCGCGTGCCGCAGCCAGCAGCCCGCCCGCGCCCTCGATCATCACATGCTGCACATCGGCTTCGTTGCCGCCCACCAGCGCGATCCGCGCATCGGGATTGGCGCGCGCCCGGGCATGGACCCATTCGGCGCCGGCACGGGTCTTGCCGAAGCCGCGACCGGCGCGGATCAGCCAGATCCGCCAGTCGCCCTTCGGCTCGAACTGACCCTTGTGTGCCCATTGCCACCAACGCTCGACATATTCGCGCTGCTGGGGTTTGCTCAGCTCCCGGATCGCCTTTGCCCGGTCCTCCGGGGCATAGCCGAGCAGCCGTTCGAACAGGTCCTCGCTGCGCATCTTCTCACTGCGCATCCTGTTTCTCCGCGGCCTCGCGGGCACGGGCCCGATCGATCGCATCCAGCTTCCGCAGGATAACCGCATCGGTTTCCTCGGGCCGGGCGCGCTTGAGCGCCGGGCCGCCCTTCCATTTGCCGTTCAGGCTGTTGCGATGCAGGCCGAGCAGGCGGATCGCCTCCGCCACGTCGATCTCGCGGCCATCCTCGCAGGAAATCATGTCGCCGCCGCCGCCCAGCACATGGCCGAGCAGAATCGTCTCCAGCATCTCGTATCCAAGGATCAGCGCCTTGCGCCATTCCTCGGCGAATTCCTCATCCTTGCGGCGCAGATGATAAACGCTCGGCGGCGTCATCCCTGCATGCGCGGCCGCCGCGCGCACATTGCCGGTGCTGGCCAGATGATCCAGAAAGGCTGAGCGCTTGGCCTTGGTCCAGCGCACCCAGCGCCGTCGCTTCTTCTCCAC